AGGTATCTTTGATGCTTCTACTGGTGGAAATCTATTGGCCTGGGCACCATTGACAACAGCACGAACAATCAATGATGGCGACATTTTCCGTATTCCTGCATCAAGTCTGACAATTACATTGACATAACATGGCTGCCTATGGTTCTGGTTATTACGGAGGGGGTAAATACTCCTATGGAGTAACCCTTGGTGCTGCCAGTATTGTCGATGCAAGTAGTGTTGCAATTTCTGCAAAACGTGTTGCAAGAGGCGCAGTTGTAATTTCTGACACTAGTTCATTAGTTGTCAATGGAGTTAGAGTTGCATTTGCTTCAATGACTGTTGCAGATGACTCAACAATTGTTTGTAATGCAGTAGTAGTTAAGAATAACAGTTTTGGATTTTCTGAAGATAGCAATGTAACAGTCAATGGCGTAAGAGTTTATCTTGGTTATGTTGATTATTTGTGCACTTCAAACTTGCAAATCAATGCTCGATTAAAATGGGCTACTGAAACTGACCAATCAGAAACATGGGATGCAGTTAGTGATACCAATGAAGGTTGGTCACCAATTGCTGATAATAGTGAATCTTGGCAAATTGCCGCATGAGGTGAAAAATGGCTGATACAACAACCACAAACTTAGCATTAACAAAACCAGAAGTAGGTGCGTCTACTGATACATGGGGTACTAAGATCAATACTGATCTGGACACCATTGATGCTTTGTTTGATACTGGCCCATTGCTAAAAGTCACCAAGGGTGGCACTGGTGTTGGTACAAGCACTGGAACTGGAAGCAATGTGTTGGCAACATCGCCAACATTAGTAACTCCTATTATTGACAATCTTAAATTGGGTTACACCACAACTGCAACTGCGGCAGGGACAACAACTCTTACAGTATCAAGCAATCATCAACAATTGTTTACTGGCACAACAACCCAGACGATTGTCTTGCCTGTGACAAGCACTTTGGTCTTGGGCATGAGTTATTCTATTGAGAATAATTCAACTGGTGTTTTGACAGTTCAGTCTAGTGGTTTGAACTCAATCACTACAATTCCTGCTGGTATAACAACTTTGTTTACTTGCATATTGACAAGTGGAACAACGGCAGCATCTTGGGACTATGACCAAGTAGGCTTTGCAACAATTACAGGAACTGGCTCTGCTGTATTAGCAACATCTCCTACTTTAGTAACACCTGCACTTGGCACACCATCTAGTATCGTTTTAACCAGTGCTACAGGATTACCACTCTCCACAGGAGTGACAGGAAACTTACCTGTTACAAACTTGAACTCAGGTACTTCTGCTAGTGCTTCAACATACTGGCGTGGTGATGGAACATGGGCATCTATAGCATCAAGCCAATGGACAACCAATGGAACAAGTATTTACTATAACACTGGTAATGTTGGTATTAACGTAACTGCACCTGATACAAAACTTCATGTAGTTGGAGATGTAAAAGTAGTAGGAAGTAGTCCATCCTATCCATCAATAACTATGGTGGATTCAACTGCTAGTGGAAGTACTTGGGCTGTTTTCTCAGGATATCCTGCTCTTGGTGATTTCAATATTAGAGAATCTGGTATAGCTGATAGGTTAATCTTTAAGAAAACTTCTGGTAATGCAATCTTTAGCTCAAACATTGGCATTGGCGGTACAACTGCAACTACATCAGGCACAGGCATCACATTCCCCGCAACTCAATCAGCATCTACAAACGCTAATACATTAGATGATTATGAAGAAGGTACTTGGACTGTTGTTGATAAAAGTGGTGCAAGTTTATCGCTCACAACAAACAATTCTAGATATATAAAAATTGGAAGAATGGTCTATGCTTTTGCAGATGTCACGTTCCCGTCAACATCAAGCACAGCTACTATAGGTTTAAGCCTACCATTTCCTCCTGATGGAAACAATCAATATGCACAAATGGGTGCGCCAATAAGAACTAATAAAACTTTAACTTGCAATCCATTTACTGTTCCAGATGCTGGTGGACAAATTATTTTCTTGCAAAGTGCAACTGCTTATACCTATCAAACTAACATTCAAATGAGTGGCGGTTTTTGTGAATTTAGTATCACATATTCATGTGACGCTTAAGTAATAATTACATTGGATTGATGTAATCGGATACAACTTAAAAGGAAACCAAAATGTCTTTAACTAAAACTACAACTGTTGACCAAATCACAGTAACTGAACTTGGTGTTGTTTATTATCGTGAAGCTACTCGCATCATGGAAAACGGCAATGAACTAAGCAAAACTTATAACCGAACAAATCTTACACCCACACAAGATTTGACAGGTGTTCCTGCTAATGTTGTTGCAATTTGCAATGCGGCTTGGACTGCTGAAGTTATTGCGGCTTATCAAGCGGCACAGGCTGCAGCTGAAGCGGCACGAAATGCCTAATCATGGAAAACGAAGTCACCCACAAGCAAATCTACGATAGGCTCGTTGAAGTTGAATCTAAAGTAGATAACATAGACCAGAACACAAAGGGTCTTGTAGAGGCTATAAAGGCTCTTGATGGGGCTTTTAAAGTATTGGGATGGGTTGCTTCTGCTGCCAAGCCTATTCTGTGGGTGGCGGGTTTAATCATGGCTGCTGGTGCTATTTGGCAGACTTGGCTTAAAAAGTAATGGCTAATGTAAAACAACAACTTGAAATACCTGCTGTACCATCTTTAGGTACGTCAGGAATTGTTTATTCTGATAGTGTTCAGAATCAAAACAATGGACTTTTAAGGTTGTTTTTTACAAAGTTAGTAAATTCAGTACAGTCTGTCATTGGCCCAAGAGGTGGTAAGTTTTTGAACAATCCTTACGGAGCTTTTCAAGACTCTACAGACCAAGTTGCCGCTAGTACTACTGTTGCTTATCCAATAACATTTAACACTACAGATTTTTCTAATGGTGTAAGTATAGTTAGTGGATCTAGAATTACTGTAGCTGATGATGGAATTTGGAACTTACAGTTTTCGCTTCAATTTACAAATACAACAAATGCTTCACAAGATGTAGATGTTTGGTTTAGAGTAAATGGTACAAATATTGCCAACTCAAATAGCAGATATGGATTGGCTCCAAGAAAAGGGGCGGGAGATCCATTTCATGTAATTATGGCTTTGAATTATTTTGCTAGTTTAAATGCAACTGACTATATTGAAATTATGTGGAGAACTAGCGATACTGGTGTATCTATTGAGCAATATGCTGCAGGAACAAGCCCAACTAGGCCAGCAATTCCATCTGCAATTGCTACAATGAGCTTTGTGTCTAACCTACCTAGGTAATAGAATAAAGATATGGCTTACATTCCACTACAAATTCCTCCAGGCGTATACAAAAATGGGACTGAATATCAGTCCAAAGGCCGTTGGAACGGCTCAAATTTGGTACGTTGGTATCAGAATACTATCCGTCCAATTGGTGGATGGCGTAAACGCTCATCAACTCAATTATCTGGATCTGCCAGAGGATTGATTGCTTGGCGTGATAACGCTAATGTTCGTTGGACGGCAGTTGGTACGCACTCTAAGCTTTATGCAATGAATGAGGGTGGCGTAGCATTTGACATTACTCCTGCAACATTTACTGTTGGCATTGCTGATGCTGATACCAAGCTGGGTTATGGCTATGGTGCTTATGGCTCTGCCGCCTATGGTATTGCTAGACCTGACTCTGGCTCTTACATCCCTGCGACTACTTGGAGTTTAGACACTTGGGGTGAATACTTGGTTGGTTGCTCAAATGCTGATGGAAAGCTTCTTGAGTGGCAATTAAATACTGGTTCTGATGCTATTGCACTTACTAACGCACCAACTAGTTGTGTTGGTTTGATTGTTACTCAAGAACGATTTTTATTTGCATTGGGTGCGGGTGGTAATCCTCGCAAGATTCAATGGTCTGACCAAGAAAACAATACTATATGGACTCCTGCTGCAACCAATCAAGCTGGAGATTTTGAGTTAACTACTACTGGCTCTTTGCAATGCGCTAAACGTATTCGTGGATCTACAATTTTATTTACTGATGTAGATGTACATACTGCTACATACATTGGCCCACCATTTATTTATAGCATTGATCGTGTTGGTACTGGTTGTGGAGTTATTTCCCGTCAATCAGTAGCAGCTACAGATAATTCATGTATTTGGATGTCAAAGTCAGGATTCTGGCTATTTGATGGCTTTGTTAAGCCTTTGTCATGTGATGTTGGTGATTACATCTTTAACAACATTAACTATCAGCAAGCATCTAAAGTCTATTGCGTACACAATTCTGCCTATGGTGAGATTTGGTGGTTTTACCCAAGTTCTAGCTCAACTGAAGTAGATTCCTATGTTTCTTACAATTATCGTGAGAATCATTGGGCTATTGGAACTTTGGCTCGTACCTGTGGTACTGATCGTGGAGTTTTTGTTAATCCAATTATGGTTTCTTCAGATGGATACGTCTATGAGCATGAAGTTGGATTTAACTATGACTCACAGACATTGTTTGCTGAGTCTGGACCAGTAGAGATAGGCGTTGGAGAT